TCGTGATCGAAGACCTGATACTTGAGAGATATGAGCATAGGCTCGATGTACTTCTCCAGATTGTGTACCGGAATTACTAATGACAGTTTCATGTTATGATTTCTCCTTTCGGTATGAACGGATAGACCGCATCAAGAGCAATCTTTCTGTAATCGAAGGCTCTGCTCCGTTCGTAGTTGTAGTCTTTTCCAATCTGCTTCCAGGTCTTCCTGTTAAGGTAACGAGCCTTGAGCATACCCCGGAGCATATTGTCCTCGACCTTATCAATGACTTCGAGAGTCCGGATGTTCTCATTCGAGAGATCGCTGAGCTTCTTATCGATCTGGCCATTGATGATCGAGTATTCGATATTCTTGGACTCGGTAGCGTTCTCACCATTCTGAGTAGGAATGTGCTCTGCATCGTACTTCCCTATGCCTGACATGGAAGAGACTATTGCTTCACGTCTCACGATGAGCTGCTCTATCTCAATGTCGATGTACCACATCCGCGAGAGCCACTGATGAGCATAGTATTGATTATCCGTCATTTGCAAGTTCCTCCCAGTAGATCATGATGCTTGCCTTCTCCGAGTAATACTTCCAGACGTGCTCGTCAACAACCTGAGAATCATCTTTCCAGAAGCCGACATCAGTCATGCAGTCCTTCAGGAGCTTCAAGTAATTATCCGTGTCCGGCTTAGTCGGTTTAGGCTGTCCCCATTTCTTTTTATCCTTTACGTCAAAGCAGAAGCAGATCTTGAGCTTGATCGGAAGCTCTGACGGAACCTTCGGTTTGTACTCTTTGAGAGCCAGCGTGAACTCGGTACGAGCATTTCTGACATTTGCCTTTTCATAAAAATGAGGTTTTCCATGAATAATGCTGACACCTTTCTGTTGAGCAGTCGCTTTTGGCATCGTCTCAAAATGAAGATAAAACTGATTTTTCATTCGTTGTCTCCTTCATATCTGGATATGGCGTAACAGCCTATTCTTTTACATATCGGTTGATAGAACTGACAAAAACTGGAGTGCATGGTCCTGTGTTCCTTATGGTTGATTGCGGTCAATGCACTGCAAAAACCATATACTCCCCATCCATCTGGAGGTTGATTCGAGGGAACATCAAGTGTCCAATGCGTACATGTCTCACAACGCTCATCGTACATATACCCTCTCATGTGATTCGTAAGTTCTTCCTTGATCCCTTTTGTCACGTTACTTCTTCGCAACCAAGTGTAGCCATATACCTCATCACTCTGGTTTTTAGCGAGAAGCTCGTCAAAAGTCATATTTTCACCCACTATTTTTTCTCCTTTCTATTGCTTCGGTGACTAAGTAACTTTTCTCATCGTAAAGTCTGCTCTACGAACTTGAGATAAGGCTGAGAAAAAAACACTGTTAGAATTTTTCATATAAGCATCAAAATCAGGATCATCTGGCTGCTTTAATCTTTCTTTTAATCTCTCGAAGTCCATTTCATAGGCTTCTTTTTGTAAAACTAAATCAGACACAGGACTAATATCAAAATCTTCCATATATCCTTCATAATGCCATTTTGAAATATGTGGCGGACAATAATGAGCTCTTGATATATGTCCTTCAAAATGCCCATTACCCATGTCTTGAAAAAAAATACCAGCCTGTTTGGATAATGTTTTGACCATTAAATAGTTTTGTAGCGTAATAACAAGGAAAATGAGGCATTCCCATTACTTTGGGATCAGGAATTTCTGAAAATATTATCAATTTTTTTATAGGACCATCCCAAGTGACAAATCTCGATGCTTTTAATATTTCCTGTTCATATCCTTCTCTTTTTCCTTTGACTTCTATCCAATCGTCTGTATCAGGCAAGTAAAAATCAGGGTTATATTCTTCTCCATTCTCGTTTCCAAGTCTTTCGGGTTCGTATTCAAATCGTATTTTTCCGAGATCGAAAAACATGGCTACTTTTGCTTCAAGTTTCGAGCGATATTCAATACCTTTGTATGTAGTTGGAATCGCTTTTATTGTATTGCTCATATTTTTCCTTTCTGACCATGTCGGTCCTAATATTCATCTGTACAGTGTGAGTGTGCAAAAAGGGCAAGGCTTTTGAGCCCTTTTGCACCACACAACACGATGAATGAGTGTTTTTACCGTGTCAGTTTTCCGTGTCGGAAAAATCTCTATATTTATATAGAGCCCTCCGACGCGGTTTTCCGACACGGCTATTCGTCTGGTTCCATGAAACCTTCCGGATAGTCATCGTGAACAATCATCGGTTTCTTTTTTATGAGAGGTGAGAGCTGTTTTCCATTCTTATCTCTGCCTCTGATAACCTTATCGAGATAACGGCTCTGATTGAGCTTCTCGGTCAGTGTAGGGCGTGATAATGCTTTCTCGAAGTCCTCTTCTCGGCTCTTATTGAAGGCTTCAAAGAGTTCCTGCTGCGTAACTTCTTCATGATCTGCAAAAAGAGCTTCAAAGCAGGCCTTCAATCTAAGATCATCATCGAGCTTTTTCTTTTCAGATGCTTGTTTAACTGCTTCTCCACCTTTTTTGTAAGGGTTCATGGATCCAACAGCCTGAGCCTTATCCAGAAGGCCTTGTACTTCGAGAGAATGAACAGGATAGCTAAACCACATATTGATAGGCAGAAAGCCGGGAAACTCTCTGAGCGTTCCTTCGACTCGCCATGCAGTCATGGCATCTATCGTCTTTTCGATTTCAGTCCGCATGATCCTGAGATCTGATTTTTCCTTCCATGTCTTTGCTCTTCTTTCAAGACAATCTGTGTTTGTCTTTTCCTGATCAGGAATGTTTTCTTCTCCAAAGTAATCACAATATGCAGCGCAGAGCTTGTCTCGCTTTAGCTGGTTACGGAGCTCTGCGGAGATTTCAAGCTCGACCATGTCGAGCAGAGCGTCAGTATCACGAGCGAATACACCGGAACCTGATGCACGGTCAGCCACTCTTTTATCAGCCTGAGCACCTTTTGAGTGATGATGACAACAAATTACGGAACATCCCAAAGATTCAGCGAGCTTGTCGAACTGGTTCATAAAATGAGCCATGTCAGAAGCAGTGTTCTCGTCTCCAGTAATAACCTTGTAAAGAGGATCTATGATAATGACTGAGTAGTTCTTATCTTTAGCCTTGAGGATGAGACGATCGACGAGTTTATCCATCGGAGCTGCTTTTCCTCTGAGGTTCATGATCTCAACATTGTCAAAGACCTCCGAGCTCATACCTTTCGTTTCAAGTATCTTGCAGAATCGGTCGAAGCAGGAAGCTCTGTCAATCTCAAGATTGATGTAGAGCACACGGCCCTTTTTACATCTCCACTTTAGCCACTTTGTTCCTGTGCTTATGGCAAGACAGAGTTCCATCAGCAGGAATGACTTTCCTGCTTTCGAGGCTCCTGATATAAGCATCTTATGACCTTGTCTTAAAATGCCTTCAATGACCTCTTCTGCGAGCGGAGGTGGTTCTGCAAGCATCTTGGAGAGTGGTTCCGGATCAGGAAGATCGTTATCCAGGAGCGTGACATACTCTATCCATTTATCCCAGTTTTCGCATCCGATATTTGTGGCAACGATATACTGCTTCTTGCCATTTCGTTCTACACCCGGCATACGAGACAGTCTTGATGGGTTCTTGTTCTTGGTGTCTATCTTGAGACCTGATTTCTCGCAAGTCTGATATAAGAACTGAACCTTTTTCGCATAATCGTCTTTATCAAGAGCGTTTACCTTTACAACGGCATGGAGAGACTTTCCGCCAGAATGGACCAGACAAGCTACTGGAAGCTTCATCTGTAAAATAAGTGAGTATTGCTTTTCGAGACTCATGTCATCACATTCAACAAGCGTATATCGAAAGTCTGTGACGTTCTCGTTCTTAACTCCGTTACCATCAAAAGGGTTAAATCGGATCCACGCTCCTGCTTCCTTCTTATAGTCGCCTATCGCATAGGTAATATCGTCATAATGGGCAAGATCTTGACAAAGTTGGTTAGCCGTTACTCCATAAACACCGTTATTTGCAGGAACCCACTTAGTTTTTTCTCCATCTTCTTTCTTGATGGCCTGACAACAAAATGCGACAATATCATCGGGTTGGAACAGAGTATTGATATATGTAAGAAGCTGCTCGCTTGGGTTCCAGTTCTTCGGAGGTTCCGGAAGAGGTTCACTTTCAGCAAAGCCTTCTTCTACGATAGGCTTGATAGTGTCTTTTCCGATTACTGCATCCCAGGCAAGAAACTTTGAAGGTTCGGAAGGTGATGTCTTGTTACTTTCCCATCCACCTTCCTTCGCCTTCATGGTTATATAAGCACCTGTGACGATGTCGGTTCCTTCTTCTCTGAAAGTCTCCCACTTTTTCTCACATTCGCCATAGTGATACTTGCTCGAACCTTGTGACCATCTATCCCAGTCCTGGCAGGAATAACCCTCGTGTTTGAGGGCCATTCCTACCTGATACCAGACTTCGTAATCATCCGGAGAGATAAAATTCAATAATGGTAAAAGGTCGAACTTATCCATAATCAGACCTCAAAAGGAAGATCAGGCTTTGTCGGAGCTTTTGCAGCTTCACACTCAAGGTAACGATCGATCCTATTGCTCTTCTTGAGCTGACCGTCGTTTCCTGTCCAGCTCTCGACCTTAACGTGTGCAAGCCCTTCCTTGCCGATGACGTTGTTCCAGTCCATCTTGTAAGACTTACCATGTGCCTTCTGACCGATGCAGCGGAAAAATGTTCCGAGCTTCCACTCCATATTCTGATTGAGATAGAGACGATCTGTGACGGAGGTCTTTCCGAGTTCTCCACCGTCTACCACAATCTTCAATGTGGCCATAGGACAGCCTTTTCCGATCTTTTCGGAATTTCCGTCATAGATGCTCTTTTCGAGGTCCTGTACCATGAAGGGATAATCACCTTCGGGTAAAAGGATGAACTCCGGTGCATCCTGAGTAATCTCTGAGTCCCAACTTAAAAATTTAACGTCTGCCATAATCAGATTCCTCCTGTTAATTCATTAAAAATTGCCTTGTACTGTTCATTTGTGGTGTCGGCATTGATGCCATACTTGTTGACTATCTCCTGCTTCTGATCAGGCTTCATATCCTTCATGAAGTTACGGAGCATGGAGCGATAGTCAGGCTCCTTCGGTTTCTGCTCGATGCCTTCGAACAGGTGTTTAATCTGGCTAAACTCCATCGGCATTACATCCGGGAGACCGTATCTGTTCTTGGCATCCCAGCAAGGATGGTGAGAAGCGTACATAACACGCTTTCCGCCTGTTGCCTTCTTGGAGTTCGTCTTACTGTCCGTGATGATGTCCGTCTTGTAATTGCAGAAGAGGACAATGTCGGCCCATTCCTTCAAGAGTGGTGCGACCTTCTTGGAGAGCTTCATCTCCCAGCGATCGTAAGCACCCATCTCGTCAGGCTGTTCGAACTTTCTCATCTGTGCGTGAGCCGTGAAGACTACGTTGACACCCTGCTCGATCAGGACATCACATCTCTTCAAAAGCTCTCCGAACTTTTCTGCAAGATAGACATATCCCTTTCCATATCCGATACTCTCAA